TTAAGTATCAAAGGGATTATTCTTAGAGTCGCTGAAAGCCTTTTACTCACTTCATAATTTTACTTACAAACATGACAGTACTGCTTTGGAAAACAGTACTTCTTGGACCTGATCAGAGTGTAACTCTAATCAAGAATAAGATTAACAAGCATCTCTTTTACTTTCGTAATAAGGAAACTTATTATGTCTGGGTGTAGTTAGTTGAACCTCTTGATTACCTTGTTGTACATTTGATTGTACTTAGATTTTCAAGATAACACTTGCAAGTAGAAATTATCTAGTCAGTGGAAGAGTAAATAATCCAGACAATTATACAATTAAACTATGAAAAATCACAATTTAACTGCACAAAAGAAAGGATTATCTCGCCAATGAGACCCTAGAAGACATACAAAATTTTCGTTAAAGAAATTCTGAATGTTGTCTAAAGTCTCAGTCTGACTTTTCCAATTATGAAATACCAGTCAACACCGTCATCTTATTGAATTGTCTAAAAGAATTTTTATTCTTTTGACAACCAACGGGAAGACCTTTACAGTACAATACTGTAAAGAAGCTCATAGACTTATGTCTAAATCGCTTGGTGGTGAGGTGACTCAAAGTTCTTCTGAACCTCGAGTTGCTAGCCGGAGAGGACTTCCTCTTATAATCCCGGGAGCTCTTCGCCTCTTGATAGAGGCAGGAGAACCGAAAATTATAAGAGTGGTCTTCACTATACTATCTGTCTATAGAGTCATACCTGCGTACCCAAAACTAAAACTAGGGACTATTACAAGTCCTCATTCAGGGGTCATTAAAGACCTTCCTGAACTAGATTTAGTATTGCCTTTGCTTAAAAGAAATAATTTTGTAAATTCATATTTACAAGATAAATATTTTAAGGTGGCCACTGGGCCGTTCACGGTAGGTCGTAGTCTACGACTTCTTACCTCAGCGGGTCCTAATTCTTCCAACCAATTGTTTGGTTATGCGATCGATGCATTTGCATGACGGAATAACCTCACATTATTGGAGATATTTAAACGGTTTGCTTTGTTAACAAACCATAAAGATATTTGGGAGAAGTTAAGAGACGATATAAAACACATCGATTCGAAGGACTTAAAAGTTAATGATCTTTTAAGTACTCCTGAAATCAATGATGCTATTAAATCATCTCAGGATTCACTGAAATTGGGAAAACTCTGCTTAAAACAGGAAGCGGCGGGTAAAGTACGAGTGTTTGCTATGGTAGATGCTTGGACACAATCATTACTGGCAACTCTCCATGATGGGATATTGAAGATTTTATCTTCGATACCTCAAGATGGAACCTATGATCAACATAAACCTGTGAAGGTTTTGATTGAAAAAGGTATACAAGAGTTGTATAGTTTTGATCTGTCAGCAGCTACTGATAGATTACCAATTGATCTTCAAAGTAGAATCATTTCTTCATTATTTGATAATGAGGAAGTTGGTTCTCTTTGGAAATCGCTTTTGGTTGATCGAGACTATATCTTAGATTCCAAAGATCCGAAGTTTTCTTCGGAGAATGGATCTTATAGATATGCTATTGGTCAACCGATGGGTTGTCTATCTTCATGGCCTATGCTCGCCATTACTCACCACCTTATAGTACAGGTGGCTGCGCGTAGGACTGGAATCACGAAGTGATTCGAGAATTACGCTGTCCTCGGTGACGATATTGTCATTGGAGATAAAACAGTTGCTAGTGCTTATCTGGTTCTTATGAAGGATTTGGGAGTAGAAATTAATCTATCCAAATCTTTAGTAAGTGCTTCAGGATCTTGTGAGTTTGCAAAGCGTTTCTATCATCATGGAGTAGACGTGAGTCCAATTGGACCTAAATCTATTCTAGAAATGATAGGAAGCCCACGTTCTTTTAAGGATGTTATATTAAATAACACCTTAATCGAAGTGGAAGACTTTGCGATCCTCCGAGATCAACTAAAAGGACTCTTTAGTTCTGATAATGTTATTAATTCAAAATGAATTAATCGCATTAAAAGTAACTATTGAGACCTGGTTAGTTGTTTTGGGTTGAACTTAGGATTGGATCTATCACCTAACCTTACGGTTACGGCTGTAGATTCGCTTGATCCTAAGGAGACTATAATTTTTAATTCTGTTTTAAAACAGATTATTGATTATAGACTTACCCAAGGTTGATTTTTAGGACTTGAGGAGACTGTAAATACTTACAATAGGTATAGAAGATTCTATTCCTTTAGTAGTATTTCTCAGTTTCCAAGTACAGATTGTATATTAAGCTCAATGAGCGAAATATTACAAGAATGTACTTATAAGTTAGACACTAAAATGACTGAAGGAGAAGCTTTAAAGCTTGCCTACACGTCATTTAGCCGACTAACTTGAGTCCTTGAGAAGAAGAAACAGACAGAAAGTAGATCCATTAAGTCTTTACGATTAAGTAAAGCCTTAATAGATGATCTTTATGTAGTTTCTCCAGCTCTGGCAATCTTTCTAGTTAAAGAAAGTCAGGCCGATCCTCGTTTCGTTAAACGAGAGGGAATTAACTGAGAACTCAGTTAGTTCGGTCACAAGACCGCTTTGAAAG